TTCAGATACTAACTTAGTCTGCTCCCACATGCGTCCCTGAGATCCTCACGCACGGGGCATTAACAGAGGGATCAGGCAGCTTGTTTGTGGATAGTTTATCAAGCATTATCTAATCACCCTAGTAAGGGCAAGGGTTTAGAAGGGTGGATCGCAGTGTGTAACGGGTACTGTAAGGGGTTCGCCTCCGAATAGTAGGGATATAATCTATATGTACGATAATGTATGTAATCGAACATATGAACATATCAGACCTACTTTTTGAGACCCCCCCCGGGGCTACCCCTTAAATAAAAAAAGGTACACCCTAGATACATATCAAACCTTTTAATTGTTTTGTAATTTTTTATACCCTTTTGGTGAATGACAGAGATCAGACTTGGAACCTTTGGTGATTTCCCCTTCATAGATTCTTTGAGAAAGAAAGAGGGATCTGCATTAGGTTTTTTACCAAAGGATGCTTACAATTCAGTATTGGAGCGTAGAAGGGTTGCAGACCGTGACAGGTGGAAGTATCAAAAGATTTGGATTGTTGAAGATGAGGGTGATATGACAGGGTTTTGTTATGCGTCCTTTCACAAGAACCCGGCTACTATAATTCAGATTGTTGTTCAGGAAGATGCTAGAAGGTGGTCTCGAGCAATGATGCTAGAAGGTGCAGTTGAAGATGAGACTAGAAGTAGGGGGTTATCGGAAATCAAGTGCAGAGTCGCATATGATCTAGAGTCAAATTTTTACTGGAAAGCTATTGGATATAGGCCAATAGAGACTACTACTTCTACTTGGTTGAATCAGAAGGAGAGTAAGAGTAAGAGACCTATCATCGTTTACAACAAACGAATAAAAGCTCCTCACCAGTTAGAATTAATTTACTGATATGCCGACTCTTGTAGTCCTTATTATTTTTTCTTATTTATGTGCCGTTATTCTTCTAGTAGTTGCAGGATTATTCTTAATTTTCAAATATGAAGCAGTGCTAGGAATAAAGTTAGAGTATAACGAAAACCTACTTGTGGAGGAGAGTGAGAAAACCTTATCTTACAACGATTGAATCTTTGGACCTGCTGCGTGATTCTGATATTGCGTTGACCTATGAGGCACTGAAGAAACATATCCAAAGAGGGAACTTAACAACAAGACAGTTCAGAAAAGGAGGAACACATTTGATTACCCGAGGAGCACTAACTGAGTTTATAAAACACTATGGAACTAAATGAAAACGAGGACTTCACCAAGGAGCTACAGGGTGAGTTGCAGGATATAGTACAAGGTATAAAGCTTACTGAGGAAGCAGAAAAGGTTTTAAGGTTGCTTCTAAAGCATGTTGACCGGACAGGAAGATATCCTAAAAACTTTGAACCTGACCACGTTGAGTTAATGCAGGATTTTATAGTTCTTTTGAACTACAGACAGACTCAGCGAAAGAGACTTAAGAAGTTGGAATATATTCACAACAGGAACCTTCTGATTCCAAAAGCAGAGGCAGTTGCATATATAAAACTGCGTGAAGAAGCATACCCTGATTCGACTGACGAATATAACAACAAGTTTAATCTGTACTTCCACACTGCACTGAGCAAGTTAGCATTTGAGCAGTTTGGATCAACTGATTCCACCACAATAGGGAGAACCCTTGGGACTTCAAAGTAAGGCAGATAAGTTAAACGAGAAGCGAGCAAAGGCAAAGTTAGAGAAGATTTGGGGGGTTGACCTTTACGAGAATCCACCCTTCTATAGCGCAGATTGGCAGGCAATGCGAGACGAAGAGCACCTGGCTTTAGTCGAGTATAAGATGTCATTCAAGAGCTTAGAAGACATGTCAGAAGAGTTTCCCGGTTTCAGGATCGGGACCAACAAGATGCAGTTTGCTTTCCCTATCGTGCAACTCTGTAACGAGAATTTTTATATCGTAATTGAGTTTCCAGAAGGAGAAATGATGCAGCACAAAGTAAGACCTAACGAAAACACATACCAGATGACCAGGTTTTTCAAAAGCAGAAACGGAGGAAGCGACAGGATGCCCTGTTATATTATACCCTGGTCACTATTTGAGGAGGTAAAACCAAATGAATTCAATAGCATTAACGTATGAAGAGTTAGACGCATTAGACGATGTTTTAGATATCTATGCTAATCTTCATTCAAATAGCGTCCTGATAGATTGGTACTTTCGAGGTGTCAACTATGTTGACGTTTTGAAGCTACACCAAAAGATAATCAGGAAAGTTGAAAAGGTGTATTCAAGAGATCATATAAAAGTAAACCTGCGTGAAGGGAGGCGAAGGTTAGAGAAGAGACCCACTTAGGTGTGGTATCTAGTCCTGCCTGACCTGCTAATTTACTTCACTATTTTCTTTGGTGGAGTCACTACAGGTATGCTCTCAATACTTATTTTAATACTTATTTACTGCAGTGGTGGAGGGACTATCAAGATCCAGTACACGAATGAAGACGAGATTAACCAAGAGGACTATTGAAAAACGAAGTATCTAAGTTTATTGATTTATATAAAGACGATCCTATCTCCTTCATAGAGAACTGCCTTGGTGCAGAGTTAGATCCTTGGCAGAGAGAGTTTTTCAAGATAATTCCACACACTAGGAAGGTGAGCATTGCAGCAGGACACGGAGTAGGAAAAAGTACTGCTTTGTGTTTCCTGTGCCTTCACACGCTCTTGTTTAACCTACCTGTGAAAGGGGTAATTAGTGCGCCAAGCACTGCACAACTTCATTCTGCACTGTGGGCAGATCTGAAAATGTGGATTGAGCACCTACCTGAAGTTCTCAGGGATACAATCGAATATACGCAAGACGTTATCCGGTTAAAAGAAGCACCAAACGAATCTTTTATTCGTGCAGCAGTTGCCAGGATAGACCAACCTGACGCACTTCAGGGTGTTCATGCTCAGACAGGAATAGTGCTCCTAATTGTAGACGAAGCAGCAGCGGTACACGAAAAGATATTTGAAAGTGCATATGGCAGTCTTTCTCAGGAAAATGCCAAGATGATCCTAATTGGAAATCCAACAAGGAATTCTGGTTACTTCTATGAGACCTTTCACCGGGTCAAAGACGAGTGGACAAACTTCCAAGTATCTTGCCTTGACTCACCAAGAGTTTCGCAAAGCTACATTAACGAAATGCGGAACCTTTACGGCGAAGATTCTGCAATGTTTAAGATACGTGTCTTAGGCCAATTTGCAGACGAGGAGGAGGCAGGTTTTATTTCGCCTTCAATTATCAGATCTGCAATTAACCGTGATATAGAAGCTTCACCTTCTTCACCTATAATTTGGGGTCTTGATGTAGCCCGAATGGGGAGAGATAGATCTGCCCTTTGTAAAAGGCAAGGTGGAGTCATTCTTGAAAAGATTAAAACCTGGAGGAAACTTGATCTTATGTCTTTGGCAGGAGAGATCATGAACGAATTTGAAAATACTGAACCTGAGAAGCAGTGTGCCGAGCTCCTGATAGACAGCATCGGAATCGGAGCGGGTATCACAGATAGAATTTCCGAAATTGGTATTATACCCTGTAGGGGTATCAACGTTTCTGAGTCCTCTGCTTTAGTAAATGAGTGTGGAAACTTGAGAGCAGAACTTTGGTACAGGGCAAGGGAGTTTTTCGAGAAGAAAACCTGCAAGATACCAGACGATCCTGAATTAATAAAAGAATTAGCTGCACCAAGATACAAGTTTGACTCTCGAGGGAGGTACTTGATCGAATCAAAAGACGAGATGCGGAAAAGAGGAGAAAGATCACCTGACCTGGCAGACGCATTTTGCTTAACTTTTGCTTCAAATCCCGCAATTTTAAGTGGAGGAGAGAGAATTTCTTGGAACTCGCCTTTAGTTCGAGATATACAAGGAATTTAGTAAAAAAAATTACAATTAACCTTCTGTTAGCATAGTGTTATTTATCTCGAGACCCTATGCCAACAGAAATAGACGAATATACCGAAGAAGGTGACTCTGCTATTCCCGAAGTTGATCACCTTGATGATGAGGAATTTTTAACTCACTGCCAAGAGCAACTTTCGGACGCAAAAGACTTCCTAGAGAACCACCTTGCCCCCCACAGATCTGATGCAATAGACGTTTATCATCAGAAAGAATATGGAGACGAAGAACAAGGACGTTCCCAGTATGTTGACTCCACGCTCAGAGATACAGTAAACAGTATCCTTCCTTCCCTACTTAAAATATTCACTTCCTCAGAACGTGTCCTCGAGTTTATGCCTCGGCAACCCGAAGACGAACCTTTTGCTCTCCAAGCCACTGATTATGTCAGGCACTGCTTGAACGAGTCGAATTTCTATAATGTTTTGCATGATGCAATGAAAGATTCGCTTGTTGTTGGCAGCGGATTTGTTAAATATTTCTATGAATATGCAAAAGAAGTTGAAGGATACTCTTACACAGGTCTAGATGACGATACACTTGCTGCACTGATGCAAGATGACCAAATAGAGATTTCTTCTATAGATTCAAGGCCAATTGCTTCTGGAACAGATATGCCTTCAGAAGAAATGCCGATGATTCACGATATTGAAGTGAAGCGAAGATCAAATCAGGGCAAGTTTCGCCTTGAGTGTATTCCTCCAGAAGAAATTTTGTTTAACAGGAGATCAAAAGGATTTAACGATCCTTCTACAGACCTAATTGCACACCGCAGGGTAGTTACAGTTTCAGATCTTGTCTCACTTGGATTTGATAAAGAAGATTTTATCGATTTCGCAGGTGATAATTATGATTTGGATCATCAGCAGGAGTCTTATGCTCGAAGACCTCAACTTCAAGGCAAGGAAGGAGTTGCATATCAGGAGGCATCGAAAAAGCTAATTTGGACCGAACTTTATATAAAATGCGACTACGATTTAGACGATTATAGCGAAATCCGCAGGGTTTGTATAGTGGGTCCAAACTTCGATAAGATCCTCATGAATGAGCCTGTTAACGGGTTCCCTTTCGTTCATTTCACGCCTTACAGAGAACCGCATGACGTTCAAGGCGCAGGTTTATACACGATTTTGCGGGATATACAGAAGACAAAAACGCAGGTTATGCGGGGAATGTTAGACTCCTTGAGCCTCTCTATATTCCCCAGAATGTCCTTTGTGGACGGTCAAGTTTCGGTTTCGGACCTTATGAACGTGGAATGCGGAGCCTTGGTAAGAATGCGAAGTCCAGACGCAGTGAAACCTTTGACAGTTCCTTATGTGGGAGCACAGGCAGAGGGGATCTTAAACTACTTTTCTGAGGTAACCGAAAACAGAACAGGGATCTCAAAAGCTTCTCTTGGTTTAGATCCTTCAAGCCTTATGAGCAGTAGCCCAATTGCGGTATCGGG